GTGTGTCTTGAATGTTTCCTTGTGTACCATGACTTACTTGGTGAGTCATTACTTTAGAATGAATTAAAGATGATCTTTTACCTTTGGTACCTGAAGAAAGTAAAACAGATCCCATTGATGCACACATCCCTAAATTAGTTGTGACAATATCAGAACTAACATAGTTCATAAGGTCAACAATACCAAGACCACACATCACAGATCCACCAGGACTATTTAGATACAACGTAATGTCTTTCTTCTCTACAGAATCCAAAAACAATAATTGAGCTTGTACAATATCAGACATATTTTGATTTACAGGTCCTGATAACCATAATATACGATCACGCATCAACCTTGAGAAGATATCAATTTGAGTCGCACGTAACTCTCTTTCCTCCAAAATGTATGGTGTTAATGACGCTTCAAACTGATCTAATGCCATTGAACTAATCCCTTCGCTCTTTGCAAAACTTCTAAACTCTTTTCCGTAATTCATAATATTATAATTTATTTTCTGTGTTTTTTATTTCGTAATAATAGTTGTTTGAATCTTCAGATACCCATTTATCCGATTGAGCTTCCACTGACTCAATGTGTGTATCAACTTTTAAACTTGATGGTTCTATTGGGAATGGTTTGGTCACCCAATTTGAATCTTTCCAATATATTCTGTTGTTAGGTTGACAAAGTAGATAACCATCATCCGCAATTAGTATATGCCCACACTTATAATCAGATGGTTCATCAGAATATGGATTTCTATACCAGTCTACTGTCATAAGATAAGTAGCCCAAACTTTTGACCCGTCTTTTAATGCGACCTGACATCTTTTTTCATAAAGATAATCATAGGTAATAACACTTACATTTTCAGAGAAACAATCCCATAATTGTTTAAAATCAAATGGAATATCATTTTTAGGTATTTCCATAAAAATTTCAGATATTGGGACTCTTGATCTTAACATTCCATAATCAGTCATAACATGAAATGTTAATATTTTACCCGCCAATGATTGAACTGCAAATGCATAAGCTTTGTGATAATCGTCCTTATCTTCTTCTTTTTTTGTGAAGTGTGATGCTCTCACATAACACTTAAATAATTCAATGTTTTCGTTTAATTTTGACATTTTAATTTTTTTTAATCCATTTATTTTCTGAGTCCAGTTCAAACTCCCCAACAAAGTCTTGTCTCCATTCAGTTGGTCTTATTAATGATAAGAAATATTCCCCATTATTTCTACGGTATAGGTAATATTTTTCTCCAACAACAGGTTGGAAATTGTAATTTGATGAGTAAACCATTCTATTCCACTCAAACTCATCAACCAATTTATTATACTCTTCCTTTATCTCATCATACCTTTTATTGAAGTAATGATTGGTTTTAAGGATCTTTTCATTTTTCCAAGTTGATACATTATCAGGAATTATGACCGGAGACCCAACATTTGTCGCATATGGAAGAAGATGGGCATAATAACCCTTCTCCTCACTCCATACTGCATTATCGGGGTATTTATTTTCTTTTGGCATATCGTAAGACATTACACTTGGTAAATCAGAATACTGACACCATAAATCATCAGTGTGTACCTAAAATTAATTTGATAACGGGAAATATATTTTTGGGTGTGATTGATAATTTTCTAAAACAATATCATCCAAAGTATATTCTGAAATATCATTTACTGCCCTTTCAGATAATCTAACATTCGGTAATGGATATGACTCCCTTGTTAATTGTTCTTTAACACCATCTATATGATTTAAGTAGATATGACAATCACCTAAACTACAAATAACCTCATCAGGAACCATATTGACTTGTTTTGCCAACATCATAAGTAACAAAGAATATGAGCTGACGTTATACGGCCATCCAAGTGCCGAATCGACACTGCGTTGGACCCACATTAAAGAGATTGCTCTGGTTGGGATATTATGTTTATCCATATATTCCATTGTTTTAGGTTCTTTGTAATGAACTGACACCCAGTTATCTAATTTTTTCATCAACTCATATCTTTCCTCCAAACTCAACTCTCTTGTATAAACTTGAAATCCATAATGACAAGGTGGAAGAACCATTTTGTCTATCTCACCTACATTATAAGCATTAACCATCAATCGTCTTGAGTCTGGGTTTGTTTTGAGTTCAGAGATTAGGTTTACGATTTGGTCTATATAAACTACTTCACTACCACCAACCCAATTAATATTTCGTGTTTCAGTAAACCTACCACCTTTAGGTACTTCCCTAATTTGTCTGGTGTAAACTTCCTCATTAAATTTACCCCAACTTCTCCATTGCTTACCATACACAGGACCTAAATCACCCCACTTCTTAGCAAACTCATCATCTGTTTTGATTTTGTTGATGAACTTATCTTTATCAATAATAAATTCAGTTTCACTATTTTCAGGTAATGAATCTACATATTTAGGAAAATTTCTAACATAGTTAGCAAAGCAGTCACCATCCCAAATATGACAATTGTTATCAACAAGGTATTTGATGTTGGTATCACCTCGTAAAAACCATAGTAATTCAGTTACCATAGTTTTCCAAGCCATCTTCTTGGTTGTAAGAAGTGGAAATCCATCTTTCATATTATGACGAATGGTATAACCAAAAATTGATTTGGTTCCTGTACCAGTTCGGTCTTTCTTCTCCACCCCAAAATCTAAAATGGTTTGGAGTAATGTTTGATATTGTTGGTCTAATTTATTATCCATAACTTTTTAATTATTGGGTGAGATTGATTTTTTGATTTCGTTAAGTAAAACATCAACTTGCTCGTCTATTAAACTAACACCGTGCAGTTCTTTCGTCATTTGATAATCCTCAATATTGATTGATGTCTTAGCCTCTTTTTCACCATCAGTGATTACGATTTTAATTTGTAAATTTTCCATTTTTATTTATCTAGGTTGTTCATATTTTTCTATTGTTTGTTCTAATTGATGAAACATTTGTTTGATGTGTTCACCTATAAGTTGAGGTTCGGCATCTTTAATAAACTCTAATGTGAGAGCAGTGTTGGACTTAAACCATTGGGGTGTTTTGGATTGTTGTTCATGTCCTAATACTCCCTTATACTTTTTAAACGCAACATCATGCATTGTTACCATACAATCAAATCGTATTTCACAAAGTCGTCTTGTATCAGCTTCCATTTCGGATACTGGTTTTATTTCAATTTCGTTATTCATAACTTTCAGTATTAAATTCAGTATCGTCAGGAGTTTCCTCAATCATAGGTTGGTTTTCTAATCTCTCAATTACTATGTTAATTGCTTCAGGATAATGAGTATATCCCTGTCCGAAATTAATTCCCGTTAGTCCCAATACCTCATTGTTAATGTAATGTCGGTTTTTACCCTTACCTTTTAAAATCTCGTGGTCCATTGAAACATCGTTCCAATCTCTCAATACAAGTCCAGTACCACTAGGTTCCTTGTAATGTAACCTAATGATATTGTTATGACTAAAGTTCTTAATAAATTCTCCTAGTGTCATATTATTTTATTTATTTAATTGATGTCTTCCAATCCATCAATTTTATCTCTCAATGTGTTGATCGTTGAATGGACATATTCATCAAGTTCATGAGATACCTCCAAATACTTTCTTCTCAGTTCGTGGAACTTTTCATCCTGAACTTCTTTGAATGATGAGTAATGTTTGAAACAATAGTGGAAACCTTCATTCTCCATTCTATAACGAACCATTTCAATTTCCTCTAATTGATTTTCTAATCTTTCTAAATCACTCATTTCTTTAAAAATATATTTAATATAGATTGTTTTATCACATTAAGATAGTACAAACAGACAAACAAATAAATCTTTATCTTCTTCATTTGTTTTATACGGTGTGCTCTATTTGTACTCTCACACAATTCTGAGGCATTCTATTCAAGTGCCTGTAATTGTTGATGTATCCCATCATATTACCACTACCTACGGCATTTGCAGAGTGGATCACAACTTCCACCACAGGTTTACCATCCAACCATTGGTTAACCAACCATTTGGTGCAATCCATACCAGTTTTTTCAGTGATGTTATCGTAATTGATTATGTAGTTTTTCACAACACCGTAGTGCCATTCCGCCATCGCACTATCACCTAAGTCGTGATCCAACGATATTAATTCAATATTCTCCAACCCAATTGAGTTGATCTTTTGAACGAACTCATCATAAGAACGTACAACGATCCAACTTGGATCCACTGGCGTTCTTACATCATCTAAATAAATTCTAACTTTGTCCATATTACAAATATACTTTTATTTTTTTATTAAACCTAATTCTAACCGATATTCTTTAATCTTAACTCTTGCTTCCTGATATTGATCACCATTATTGGCTTGATGACCTTTTGAAACCGCAAGAGTAATTTCCATTTCATTATCAATGATGTAAGATATTTTTTCCTGATCCGTTAGTTCACATGGTGTTATTTCATTCTTAATATAAGTTAAGATCAATTGTTTAATGTTAAGAACCTGTTTGTTAGGGTTGGTTTTACCATTATAACTCATAACAGAAGAATCGTAGATATACTTACATAGTTGTTGTAGTTTATCCATTTCAATTATATTAACTCAAATTCTTTATTTACCAATTCTATTTCTTTATTCAATCTTTCAAGTTCTTTGGTTATCATTTCTATGATAATCTCCTTGTTATTAAAACTTACATCACCTTTTACCATAAACGGTCCAGGATTCGTAAACTCAATTTTTACCCCCAACCCACAACCTTTAAGAGCACCTTCTAGTTTGTATTTTTGTCTTTCCAATCTATCAAGATTTTCTTTGATTATTTTTGCCTGTTCAAATTTTTCTATTTCCATTTTTATATTTTTTACGTAAGTATTCTTCCCAAACTTCTTGTTTTATTCCGTTCACAAAAAACCAACCAAGATTTAATTCAAACCATTTATTAATCCGATAAAAAGTTTTTTTGATCATATTTAAAAATTTCTTAATTTTTGATAATCTTCTTTGGTTAAAACAATTTCATTTAAATCTGAGTTTAAACCTCTAATGGTTTTCCAAGCTTCCTTAACTCTATTCCACAAAGATTTATTCCCATAAGTTTTATAAAACGTTATGTAATAATCGGTATCATCATTGAACTTGTCAACAGACATACAGGTACAATTGTCAACACATTTAACAATTACTTCAGATCTTTCATTGTTTTCAACTTTCATCCTATTGATGTTGTCATTAATTTCTTTTAGTTCAATCTCATCCAATATGACTTTTAATCTGATCATGTAGTCATAGGTAGGTTTTTCACCGTATATGTTAATAAGACGATTGTAAATAAATTGTAAGTGTTCTCTTTCTCTTGTTATCATTTTTTATTTATTTAAATTAATTACACCATTTTCAATAACATCATTAACCATTGATTTTTGCATATATTCTGTCCCTAAAGTGTGTTTCACTCCGTTTTGGATAATATCATTAAACCTTTCATCACCATCTAACCAATCACCATCTTCAGTGTGTTTCACCCCATTTTGAATGGTATCTTTAACAGTGTTTTCTCGTGAAAGTTTAAGATCTATGGTGTTTTTCACCCCATTTTGGATTATTTCTTCAACTTGCCAATCAATATATTGTGTCATTGGGGAAATATCTCTCACCCCATTTTGAATGGTATCTTCAACCGCACAATCATTAAAGATGTCACCAATAACGGTGTGTTTAACTCCATTTTGAATGGTGTCTTTAACAACGCTGCTTCGTCGTAGACAAATATCCCCGATCTCTTTAACCCCATTTTGAATGGTATCTTCAACTGAAGTGACTGTCAGTTTTGACAATGGAAAGGCGTACTTCACCCCATTTTGAATGGTATTTTCAACGCTTTTGGGACAATCTGTACTTGAACGATTGGTGCGTTTCACCCCATTTTGAATGGTATCTTCAACTGCCAATGGTCTAACCCCTTTATGTAATTCAGTTTCCTTCACCCCATTTTGAATGGTATCTTTAACTCTCAACTTGTTCTTTTGTCCATTTTGGATGGTTTCTTTCACCCCATTTTGAATGGTATCTTCAACTATCTGATGCAATGGATGATGATTTACCTTGATGTGTTTCACCCCATTTTGAATGGTATCTTCAATTTGATCACCCATGTTATAAGCAATGTCCATGGTGAGTTTCACCCCATTTTGAATGGTATCTTCAACTCGTGTTGCGTTCTCTTTCCCTATATCTGAGGTGAGTTTCACCCCATTTTGAATGGCGTCTTCAACACCCATGCACATCCACGGATTACTTCCTTCAGTGTGTCTCACCCCATTTTGAATGGTATCTTCAACTACAAGCGTATGTTGCATGTGATGCGTAAGAGTGTGTCTCACCCCATTTTGAATGGTATCTTCAACTACACTATTAATACGGATAATCGCTTTATTGGTGTGTCTCACCCCATTTTGAATGGTATCTTCAACACGGAAGAATTTCTCCGCTGCAAGGTTCGCGGTGTGTTTCACCCCATTTTGAATGGTATCTTCAACACGAAGATTTGAAGGCGGAAAGAACAGGTGGGTGTGTTTCACCCCATTTTGAATGGTATCTTCAACCACCTCAGGTTTAAGAAATCTTGACTCAAACCATTCGGTTATATATTCTTGATTTTCCATAAGATCTAAAGATATTCCCTTAAATAAAGATTTAAATAAATTGTAGTTATACCACAATGTTTTTTCTTTAGTAAATTCAACCATCCATTTTAATTCTTTGGTATTAATTAACCAAAAAGATCCATTATGGTTGTATATGTCCATGCCATTTGTGACATCATTAATGATCTCAAATAAACATTCTTTTCTTTTTATTTTTTTATAATCCATTTTCTAATGTATTTGGGTAATATAACAATGTTGGGTTTTTCTTTTGTATGTCAACGTCAGGATATACATTACTAAACTGCAAGACATCAAATCTATTGGTTATAAAATGATATCCATTTTTTGTTGGGATAATACATTTAACTTTATCTCCCTCAGGTCTAGTGATATTGATGACTTTTGTCATTCTAACTACCTCATCTTCATCCTGAGTATCTAAATCAACAATCCACCTTTTCTCGTTGGTCTTTATTTGTCCAACAACTGAGTCAAACAAACCTTTCTGAATGTGTTGTCCGTTTTTAATTCTTTCAGCCAAGGACATCATCATCTCCAATGAAACATCCTTATGGTTTTGTTTCTGAACGTGAATGTATGCACGAGCCTTAAACATCTCACAAAGTTGTTTAATCTCATCATATCGTTTCTCCAAGTATTCAATAGAATCAACACAATAAGTTTTGATGGTACGAACTGATTGGTGGTTGTCTCTCTCACCTTCAGGTTGATCTTTCTTACGTTTGAATACATACAACATATAGAAATCACCATCGTCAGTGAAGTTAAGTAATGGTTTTATAAGTTCAATATTGTTAATCATGTTTGTATTTCTATAAATAATATTTTACAAATATACAAATATTATCAGTACCAATCTAATTTATTTTACACTTTTTTATATATCAATCTATAACCATCGTAAATTTTAACATTTAAGTCATTTACCGTATTTAGGTGTCTACCAGGTGAAAACCAATATTCAAAACCTTTTTTTATGTGACTTACTGAAGAATATATAAAATTATCACCATCGTAAAAAATAATACTTAACTCTCTATCAAAATCTATATTACTTGAAATGTAATATCTATTTTCATCTAAATCTATTCTTGAGTTAAAAACATTATTTTGTAATGTTACAATTTCATTTGACAACTCACCTTTAGCCCCATGGAAAAATAATATGTCTCTTCTCTTTTCTTTACTAGGAACTCTAACATAAGATGTCACCTCTTTTTCATTCTCATAGTTTGATTCATAATATTCTTTAACATTATTAATATCATCAATGTTCATCTGTAAAAATGGTAATCTTTTGTTGTACTTGTATTTCCACAATAAAACATTCATGGTTGTCTCATCACTAAATGGATAGTAAAACTTAATTTCTTCAAGATCCAAATTAAATGCAAACTCGTTTAACCAATCGTATTCTTTGAGGAATTGTTTACAATTTTTATTGTAAACCATTACCGATGTAACAGAATAATGCGTTCTATTTTTTACCGGTATGTGGTTCATTTTCATTAATGGATATTCCAAAATATTTGTCTCATCAAAACCTCCATTGTGGAATGGATTACCTCTACCGTAATTTATTTGATATTCAAACAACCCCTGTTGGATTAACGGATAATCCTCAACCTGATCAAAATATTTAAATAGTCCAGATATATCACCTGTAGGTACCATATCAGAATCAATGTAGATTGCCTGATCTAAATTAAGATGCTCTAACGTATGTAATACTACCTTACTTTTGAAGAACACTGACTTAAACATATTCTTGTTGGATACATCATTTTTGTTTCCAACAAAACTCATATTGTTTTCAATACTATTGTCACCAATGGGAACCGTCGTAAGATTTGGTATATCAGAATCGTAACTAAAATTAAGAGTATATAAGTAAAAATCTAAATTGTTATGATATAAATTTAATGACTTAACTAAATTCAAAGAGTTCTGTAAATAATTCTCAGTACAATGAAGTATAATTGGTATTTTTTTCATTTTATTTTCATAATTAATTTTTATTATTTCTTTAGATTTTGTTATGTTATATTTTCTTTTTTCCTCATCCTCACTTGAAAATATACCCTGATTATGTATTCGGTATATACCTGTAACGTTTTGATGAAGTTATAGTTAAAGTTATTTTTTGGTTTTCCATTAACTATTTTTTAATGAACCACCAAGTTGCCAAGAACTCATCGGTTTTATTTACTTTATATCCGTTATTAAGACAGAACTCATCCACTGCCGGATTAACACCAAACATCCCCGTATATGTTGACTTTTCAGGTTGACCATCAGGGAAAGTATATAAAGCCTGATCTTTCTCTCCCTTACCTTCATAAAAATAATCAGGTAAATAATCGTGACCCATAATCAAACCACCCGACTTAACCTTAGGGTACCACAATCTAATATCATCCTTAACCGCCTGATATGTATGGTTAGCATCAATATACACAAAATCCAATGATTTATCCTCAATAAAATTACAAGCGTGTTCACCCTTCATTCTTAACATATAAGCACGATCCTCAAATCCCTTAATGTTATCCATCGCTTGAGAATACGCATCAATGTGTTCTCTATGATTTGAGACATCATCATACTCCTGATGAGGTAATTCTCTCCATACATCAACCATCAATAAAGTTCCACCCCAATTGTTTAATATTGTGTTTGCAAATTGTCCTTTGAAGGATCCTAATTCAACACCGATTCCATTTAAGTTATGATACTTAATGAACTCACCAATCTGTTCTCTATTCGTAAAATTCATATTTTATTTAATATTGTGGATTTTGTTCTTCGTAAATCATGTCTCTCAACATTTTATTTTCCTCAACCAAAATCTCACATTTTTTATGTTCTTTCAACATTGACACTGACATTATAGACCCAAAAATACATCCAATAATAATCCCAATTATTGCCGCGATTTTATTACTTTTACTTTCCATTTTTTTACATTTGTTTTTTTCTTAGTTCATCTCGTTTAAATTTCAATTCTAAATCTAAAGAAGATCTAACAGACCAAATTAAGTTATGATCAACTTTATTACGATACATTTGACCCTCAAAATTAAGTATCAAACTTCTTACACCAAAAGTTTGTTCATATGTCTCACATGAATCAATTACTTTTCTTACCCATTTGTCTACGTCTCCGTAATGTTTACTTCTATTTTCCATAATTTATTAAATTTCCATTGTGGGTTTTAACCACATTAATTTGTTTTCAAAAATATATCTTTTTAACGTTGGGTAATCGTTTAACATATCCAAAGTCAACATGGTGTCGTGTTTGAAACATTTCAACAACTCCTCACGGATTCTTTCAGAAGAAACAACCTTCATCTTTGTTTCGTAATTGTAGTTGTTGATGTAGTAATCCAAGTGTTTCAAACTAAACCCTTTTGTGATTGCAAATCTAATTGCTCTTAAGACACGAAGTGGATCATCATCAAATGTTTGTTTTGTTGGTAGTGGTGTACTTAAAACCATCTTCCCCAAATCCTTCATTCCATCAAACAAATCTATAATCTCACCATCATCATCTTTTGCCATTGCGTTAACAGTGAAATCCCTACGTTCCAAATCATCTTTAAGGGTTCCTGGAACAACGATAGGTGTTCTTGTACCTTCCACATACCCAATCTCTTTACGAGCCATTACAAAGTCTGCAACACCTTGATATTTGTGATCCTTAGGGAACTTAACTCTAACAGTGAAACAATCAGGAGTTGAAAGAAATATCTCAAACTTTTCATTAGTAAGGAATGTCTCCAAAATAACAAACATTTCATGAGCACTTTTGTACTTTTCCAATAACGTATCACTTGGAACCGCAACATAGTCAACGTCTTTAGATTGAAGACCTAAGATCTCATCTCTAACTTTTCCACCTACCTCATAAATTTTAAATAAACTCATATTACTTAGTTTCAATTATTGTGTACGTTCCTTCTATCAAACCCAAAGACGATTCTTCCTGAAATGTATATGTTTGACAAGAGTCCTTTGATGTCATTGGTCTTGTTAAATACCAAAGCTGAGTTTCTTTCCAAGTAATATTAACCAACTTTTGTCCTTTTGGTAATCTAAGGGTTCCATCCCCTCCAAAGTTTCTAACTCTTGAATTTTCTGTACAAGATGTTATCATAACACCCATTAAAATTGCTAAAAAAACTTTTTTCATTTTACTATTTTTTATTTAAAGATTTGTCAATTAAAGTGTATGGTGGACTAATCCTTACCTGAGACCCATCACTATTAAAGTAATATGCGGTATCACCATCAAAACTAATTGTGTCCGTTAACCATATCGCATCTCTCATTTGGTTTGAACCTGAAGTAGAAACATTAACTTTACCGTGAATTTCATACTTATATTCTTTCATGGTACAGGAAGTTATACCCAATAACATAATAAACATTAATTTTTTCATAAATTTTATTCTTTGATTTTTTCGTGTTTTTCTTTAAACTTATTAAACAACTCAATTAACTCATCAAAGGAATCAAACGACCATCTTTCTGTTTCAATTACAAAGAAGTCACCACCACCACCGTTATCAGTTTTGATTGTTAAGAATTGATCTTCCGTACTAAGGCAGTCCGAATCTTGCGCAAACGTGAGTTTAAACTCCTGACTCAATATTTCAGCTTTTTTCACCATATCTTATTTTTATCAAAGATATGAATTATTTTTAGATAAACCTAATACTACCTTCAAAATTTTCAACCTCACATACACCTTCATCAATAGATAATATTCTATCAATATCCTCAGGGGTTAGTTTCAACTTATCTGGTCTTGCATGGATCTTAAAACTTTTTGTTAAGGTTAATTTTGGATCCTTAATCAAATTTAATACTGTTTCGTTTTCACACTTAACAATCATTGGATATTGTCCGTTTACCGTTACAATAGCGTCATCCCCAACAAAAATTTCTTCCGTTGATCCAAGATAAGGTTTCTCATCAATTACAAATAATTTTACTCTACTCATTTTTTTTTCTGTTATATATATGATTATGATTCCAATTACCACACTGATCACAAGATTCGTAATCCGTTGAATTCTCAACATCATACTCAAACTCATCTCCATGATTGAGAATCAAATGAACAATCTCTGTCCAATCATTCATACTTAATTTATTTTTTATTGATCTTAGGTTATCAATCAATTTATCCTGCAAATCATTTATTATCTCAGGACTCCTATTGTCGTACTCATGGATAAATAATGATTCATCATCTATCTCAACATCAACACCAAAACAATTTTCACTTAAACCAATCTTATTCATATCCTTAAATCATTTTTTGCGTTCATATCCATAATATAATTCTTTAAATTTTTAATTAAAGATTCAGAATCACATTTTTCGTACATACCAGGATATCTTTTTGATAATTCGTTTGTTTCCTCCATGTCACGACAACTTGTTAATATATCCAATAACATAGATCTTAACATATGTTCTTTATCGTATGAATCCTCAATCTTCCTTTGAAGTACCTCGTCTTCAAGTTCTCTTGTGTACTCAACAAGTTCTTGAACTTCAGGTTCATCCATTAGATGTTTATTATTTCTGAATATTTGATTTATGTTCTTCATAATGTTTATTACATAATGTTCTATACCAACCAATATCTGTTCTCATATCTCCCTTTTCCCCACAGGTTTCACAAATCTCATAACTTTGATTTTCAGCCAATGTTATTCTTTTAAAAATTTCATCAGATCCGGCATTGATGTAAAATCTTAACCCACCAAACTTTTCTTTAACCTGACATAATTGTTTGTCCCAACCAAGTTTTATTAGATCTTCAATCAGTTCTTTAATCAATGGGTACCATCCACTATCAACATCAAACACCTCGCAGTGTTTAATAGTTGGTCTGTCTGAGTAATACCCATTCTCAAGCCCACCTATAGATTCAAGAAATTCATTCATTTCATCTTTACTCATCTCTCAGAAACTTTAATATTTTTTCTTTAATACTTAATTGTTTAATACCTTCACTACTTTTTGGAGTTAAAACAAAATTATCAATTCCCCAGTTTTTCCAGTCCTCACCATTCTTACCCATATTAAGATCGTCAACCGCAACCCAATGTGTTACTTCAGGGTGATCGTGTAGGTATTGGGTAATCTCAATAACACGAGTCATTTCCAAATTCCATCTTGGTGACCAAACCCAAACTTGATCGTTATACCAAGTACACTGACCAAGATTAGTAGTTACCGCAATTGGTCGTTTGATGATCCCCTGACTTTCGTAGTAGTCACCAAGTTCTTCAAGAGTTGCGTGTAATTTCCAATCAGACGATACAACAATTTCAGCACCTGTCTCTTCAAGGATCTCATTAAGGATTTTAACCGCTTTCTTATCAAAGTCATCAAATCTTACAGATACCGGAGCATCTTTACGTTCCTTACTTGAATCAGGATTTGCTGAACGATATTTCGCCCATTTCTTTGTTCGTCCACCCCAATTGTTGGAGAGACAAATTACACCATCGTTATCTAGAACTAGTACTTTCATAATTACATTATTGATCCTTTAATTTTAAAAACATATTCAATCCATTCTTCAATTATCTCATATAAGTCATCTAACATTTCATCATCAATGTTTAACGCTTTACATATTGGTTGAACAAAATTTTTATATTCCAAATATATAACCTTTTCTTTTATGTTAAATCTAAAATAAATCTCACCTTCTTTATGATAACAAAGATTTTTTGGACTACACACTAATTCACCATAATGTGTATCTAAAAAATTTAAAATAACAAATATTTTATTTTCTCCTATCATTTATAAACTTATTAAATGGATGGTCCTTATCTTTATTAATTTTCCCCATAAAAACAGAGATTATTATGATTAACAAAAAAAGTATAAGTCCTACCATATTGCAAATATAGTGAATTAATTCCAAATAAAAAACCCCACCTGGTAAGATGGGGTTTAAAAATGTGTTAATATTTTACTTTTTACCACATATTTTCTTAACATCTTCGTCATTGATGGTTTTGTTCTTTGTTTTTTCTTCTAATGCCTTTTCCGTTTCTTCTCCGAACTTACCATCAACACCAACACCTAAACATTTTTGTAATTGCACTATTCTTGGTCCTTTACATCCTTTATGATATTCACCATTACAATTCACATACTCACTTTTTCCTGTCCCGTCATTACCACCACCTGATGAACTTGGATCACATTTCCAATCAGAGTTTTTATAATCTTCCACAGATTTATGACCACATTTTTTAGCCTTTACTAATAAATCTTCTGATTGTAAAACGTTACATTTAGGATCGTTAGGTATTTTTTTACAATATTTTTTTAAATTCTCAGCACATTCTTCAACGTGATCTTTACAATATTCTTCAGATTCAGTTTGTGCGTATTTTTTAGTCATATCAACTAATGGTTCAGCAATGCCTTCCCAACCATAATCAAAATCACCATTTAACGCCTCTAACAAAGATTCTCCAAATGTATTTTCATATTTTTCACCTACCGCACAAAAATCACCAGGACTTTTAAATGATTTGAATACACCGTAAACCGCTTCTTCATCTGTACCCAAACCTTCCATGGCATGATATAATATCCCTGAATTCTTTTTAACCTCTGTATCACTCATATATCTTTTCCACTTATCCTTGTCACTACTTGATTGACAAATATCAAATAATTTTTCAACCATACCCATTTTATCGTCTTTTGTGTACGCCCAAACACCTAAAGCCGCGATACTCGCAACACCAATTATTGCCCAACCAACAGGACCTAAACCTAAAAAAGTAGCCGCAGCCGCTGCCGCTTCACCACCACCAACCGCAGCGGCCGCTCCTGCCCCTACCGCGACCTCAGTACCTACCACCGCCGCAGCTTCCGCTCCTCCTACCACCGCCGCAGCTTCCGCTCCTCCTACTACTGCCGCGGTTTCCGCTCCTCCTACTACCGCCGCAGTTTCCGCACCTACCGCCGCAGCTTCTGCTCCTACCGCAGCTTCCGCTCCTACCGCAGCTTCCGCTCCCGCAACTTCAGCACCTACCGCAGATTCGGCTCCTGCAACTTCAGCACTTGACGCAGCATTTTTTCCTATACCTGTGACTGATTTTACTACTTTACCTCCTCCAACAGTGTTTGTTGCAGTTTGAACGTTTTTATTAGACGCAACATCTTTTACCGCATCAATAACCTTTTCAGGTTTATTAATCCATTTTGAACCTTTAGGTGTTTTTCCTTTATCAACGGCAGAATCAAAAATATCACCATCTGGTGTCCTAAATCTTCTTGGTTTACCATCTGAAGTCCCATAAATATTAGTACCGGAATCACTATCTAAACTTTTTAATATATCAGCATAACCTTCATAACCTTCTTGTTCATTTAATGTCTTAGAACGATCGTAACCCATAAGGTTTTTAATCCTATTTAACTCCTCAAGTATAAGTTTTTTATCTTTCATAAAATGTTTTTAATATAAATATGTGATAAAATAGAAACCCCCATCAAAATGAAGGGGGTTTTATAATTTGTTTTACCATTTACTCACATCTGTAAGATCTAAAGTTGCATTTGCTAATTTACTATAGACCTCTACTATTTGTCCAATACCATTTGAGGTGAATTTATATTCATACTGACCATATTCACCGTAGATAACCTTTATGTGTTCTTTCCACTCATCCAATTTTTTAACCTGATCATCATCTAATGTAAATGTTTTCATATTATATTTTTTTAAATTGGTAAATCATCACCAACCTCAATAGGGTTTCTTGGTCTTAATGTCTGTAATCTTTGTCTTAAATATTCTAACCCTTCATCTTGAATAATGCCCAGGTCATTGGTTCTTTCTTGTACATGATTTATTATCCCCTCCCCCATCATTTCTACCGGTATTGGTTCTTCACGACCAACCATTTCTTCTTCCGGCTCCTCATACCCACGATATTTTTTTAACTTTTCCAATTCACTTTCACTAAATAACTTATAGTTAAAATTTTTATCTTTAACATCAGATTTTATTTCACTAAACAACTTATGTAATAATTCAAACGGAAGTCCTGTCTCCATTGAATCTATTCTATCATCTTTTTGATCGTAGATATGAATTTGTTGTTTACCATGGAAAAACCCAAATTTAAAATTATTTATTTTATCAATTACATATACAAGTACACCATCTCTTGAGTGATTATAAAAGTAACTAGGTTCATGAACTGAAGCAGTACACCATTTTGTTTGATACCCATAAGATACCGACGCTTCATATGTTAATGGTTTAATACAAAAATATTGATCATCCTCATAAACAACTTTTACTTCTTTTTTTGCCTTTTTAAATAGATCACGATTTTTAGCCATATACACCTCACTTGAGACCATATCCCAACTATCGTATTTACTAATGTCTTTTTCATTAGTTAAACCTCTCTCCATGTAGTCACAAAACTCAACAAATAAATTCATCTCTTCCCAACCATACAGGTGTCCAATCAATCTCTTTGTCATCCAACTATCAAAACTATTATCACCTAAAACCTCATCAAGTTTTCTTTCTCTTGGTGACGCATCTTTAAGCATATATTGCGTATCGTTGTTAAAACTTTTCATAAGTATTTTGACTAAAAATTGAGTATACTTTTTAGTACTACTAGTATCTAGTTTACCCATCAAATCAATTAAACTAATATTAACTAATTCGTTTTCTTTTTTAATTTTTTTAATTCCCATTTTCTATATTTTTTTCTTCTAATGATGTTCCAAGTATATATAATTCAAAAACTACTGTTATTACAATTTGAAAGAATCCACTGAATAACCACCAATTAAGTGGGTTGTAATCTTTTTCAATCCATATCATTATTGAATACCACAATAAGTTCTTTGAAAAGAATGCAAACGTGTTTAACTCCTGTTTCATTATAAAGGTAATCTATCAGCAATTTTCTTAATCAATTCTTCCTCTTCGTTTGTTAATTGATGATATGAGTTCCATATCTTGGTTAAGTTGTCTCTCAACTCTTCTTCACCTGGCGATTCTTGTTCTCCTCTAACTACTTTACGTATATTAGGATTTATATGTTCATCTAAAATACCATCATCATATAACAATTCCGCCATACCCATTTTATCTTGACGATCCATTTCGTCATAGATATCATCTAAATCAATATTAACATTTATCCAAGCCATCTGTTATTTTTTTAAAGTATAAGTAAAAAAAGTGATCCCATCAAGTTAATGCGAGTCACCTACGTTATTTTTTTCACCATAGATCAAGTAGTCATTATTGATTACTTTAGCTATTTTTTCTCTTTCTCCACTTACGTGTTTAATTACAATACCTTCGTGCGGTACTTTGGTTCCTTCAATGAAGTTGTTGAATGTGAACTGGTCTTGTACTTCTTGTGACCACCGACCTTCGTATAAAATAGGCACATGAGGTAAATCAACACCACCAATAAAATCAGTAACTTTATTTGTCATTGTAAGGTAAGTCCCACTAACATCTAAATACTTACCATTCCATACAACATCAAACCCAGCAAACTCTAACTCCTTCAATCCGTAGTCATAGTTCTTTTGGATACCAGGTCCATATATTTCACCATAAACCACTAATCCACTTCCAACTTCTATTGGGGTATGCTTCTTAACGAATGCCCATAACTTGTCTTTGATTTGGTACTTATCATCCACTTGTCTCCAAACATCAGTTGAATAGAAACCTTGTGTGTCAGAACCTTTCTCAACGTTATGTGAACCATAAACGTATTCATACTCAATCCACTCATCCGCTAATCGTACAAACTTTTTAAACCTATCCCATATGGATAATTTGCGTTTCTTAACGATACCATAGCGAGCGTTGGTTCCATGAAGTTTACGAGTGATTTGAACATAGTTCTCCTCATTAAACATTCCAGTCACGTTCTTTATATTAGGGAACTTGTGGTACACTGTGAAGTTAGGATTGTCTTGGTACCTGATCTTCTGACCTCCAGCCAATTGTACTTGGCGTACTGGTGGTTCATACTTGAAGATACCTAACATTTCCATTGCATCAAAACCTTCATACCGTTTCGTTCCTTGCACATAGGTGATAGGAACAATCAAACACTCAGAGTAAACACCTCTCAACTTAACAGTACGTACACGTTGACCCTTACGTAAGTAATTAGTTACGTTCATTGCATCTGATAACTCTACAGGAATGACTGCATCGGTTGTTGCCACTACAACCAAGTCATCTACTTTGTATTCACCTTTTTTGGTTATGGCGTTCCATCCACCAACTAACACTTGTTCTATGTTGTCCGCCCCTTCTATTGGTTTAACCTCTCCGATTATTCCAACATAACATACACTATTTAAATTTTCCATTTCTTATTTTTTAATTAATATCATACAATCCGTTTTTTTGATCCTCTTCCATCATTTTTATCAAAAGAGCCTCTCTACTATATTTTCTAATTAACTTGAACGTCTCTTTGATATCCGTAAAATCAGATGGTGGAGTATCATTTCTCACAGGAAGAAAAATTATAGTAAATCCGTGATTTCCCGCAAACTTTTCTTTTACTCTGATACCGCAGATTTCATCAATATAAACCCACGGGTAATTACCTGAAAGTTTAACTTCAATTCCAATTTTTTTCAATCTTTCAACAAACCTTGTGATCTTATCACCGGTTTTCTTTACATTAGTTTCTGTTTCCATTTCTATATAAGTTCCAAATTTAGTTTCTCTCTTCTTTTGATCCATAACATTCCAATTTTTTATTAGTTATATTCCATAAATCTTTTTTTCCTTCCGTCATATGACAATTATGTTTCTTTCCTGTTCTTTTACCAAACTCTACAATCATATCATTATGTCGGTTACGAATGGTATGAGGACATTCTTTACAGGGTTTTTTCATTTCTTATCTAAGATTGAATCAACATATTCTTTTGCATCTTTCAACAATTCAGAATCATATTTAACCCCATTAATCTCAACCTGATATGAATGCCACTTAGTGAATCTCTTATCGTCTTTCTGAAATGTGCGCGGGTCTCCACGTCTGAAGGAATCTTTAACTTTTGATCCTTCAAACTTTGTGATTGTTATACCACGATATTCTCTTTTAGTTTCTTTAGTTGTCCACATAGAAACAAAGATACTAAATTATTTTGGATTTGCCAAACTATTTCTTGAATTTAAATTCGGTTTCTAACTTTGTTTTACCGTATTTTTTTTCCATCAGTTTTTGATGTAGTTCCCAATTGATTATAGATTCATTCATTGGTTGATCGTCTTCTGCCATTGCGTAAAGTTTACCTATTTTTTTAATAATTTTGTTTGCGTCGTCAGATAATTGTTTACATCTATCTTTAAAGAACATAATAGGATCATTATCATACTTTGTCAAATAGTTTATAAATTTTTCTCTCACTTTTTCTAAATTTTTTTCCTCATCAGTCATTTGATGCATTCCAAGTCCACCAAACGCTTTGTTTAATAAAGATTTAATATTATCCATAGGTGATGATGTCATTTGATCAAATAATTCAACTTTATTATTCACCAAGTTCACATATACTAATTTTAACACCGTTTTAATTTTTTCATCTTCAGACATATTTTCATCGTAATGATTAATATGTTTAAGTAACGAATCCACTCTATCAATCTGTTCTTTTAAACCATCAATTAACTTTTCAAAACTATAATCCCTAATTTCTGAAATCTCTTTAAATGCCCTATCTTCTTTAAGGAAATTTAAAAACTTAGATTTTAAAATTTTCCTTTGTCTCATTCTTGATGCAAGTTCAGTTGGTCTAACTAAACTTTCGGCAGCCTGCATAAAATAATTGTATCTCATAAACTTATAGTCAATCTCAGGTATTCCAAACCTTAAATTTCCTTTAGAGTAAGTTTGGTATTCAGCGTCTTTACCAATTAAATCAAATTGTTTTTTCTGTTTGTCGTACTTGTGTTTTAGTTCATGAGCCATTGTAGATTCGGTATCAACACGATCTCGTGTAAATCTTTCATATAAATCTTCAGGTTCCCATTCATTACCAACAACAAATGTTATATGTAATTCTATTTCCGTATCTAATAATTGAACCTTTAATTGTACTTTTCTATTGTATGAAAAATTTTGCCCAACTCCCATAGATGCAAGTTCAGCCTTCCCATCATATCCTGGAATATGCTCAACATTAACATGAAGATCAAGTGAATCAATCTGATAATCCGAAATAGTTAAATCAACGCTTTGGTTAATGATATATTCGTCTTTTTTATAATCAATTCCCTTAATTAAATTTGCAACTATTTCATATAAATCTGATGCGGTATCTAAAATACCTTCAGGAACCCCTAACGCTTCGTTAAGTATTTTGTATTGTGTTTCTGTTAATATAATCTTCATACATATAAATATGTTGGAGTTGTAATTTAACCCACAACCCCAACAATATCATCTAAATGGTGATCATCGTTCATCTCAGAGACAATATTTCTTTTATCCATCATGTGTACAATCTCGGTAATACTATATGGTTGGAGGTTGTTTCCGTCCACACCAATATCCAATCTTTTACCTTTACCCCATTTTCTACTTGCCGGTAAGTGAACGTGTCCGTGAAGGTGAACCACCCCTTTATTAAGACCATTCCAACTTTCAAATGGATAGTGAGTCATCACAAAGTTTTCTCCATCAATGTTAACCTGTAGGTAATCACTAACAGATAAGAACATATCTTTAATGCCATCTCTATTGTTTCTGATATGGTGATCGTGATTACCAAGAACCAAGTGAATGTTTTTACATACCAATCGGTCCAAGAAGATTCTAATAAACTCAAAACCACCAAAAGCAACGTCACCCAACATAATTAAAGTGTCGTCTTGACCAACTTTTGAATTGATGTTATCAACCAATGCGTTATTCATTAGTTCTAACGTTGGGAAATTTCTTGTACTATGGTCTGGCACTTTCCCATCAGTCGTTCTCCAATCAGTTACACCTCTACAAATGTTTTTATGGTTGTAGTGGGGATCTGATGTGACCCACACTCTACCTGTCGTTAATATTTTATCAAATTTCATTTCTTAAATTTTAATTTCAAATCTATCTTTCATTAACTGTATCTTATCTTCAGGGACTCCGTGTTGATTAATCCCACCATGTCTATTCTCAACAATCAAACAAAACACTTTATAATCAAATATTTCCGCCATATCAAAATACGGTTTCATTTCCCATTCTTGAGTAAATGTGTTTGAAACAACAATTACGTTATTAATATTTGCGGTATGATTTAATATCATCGCAGTATTAACACTATCTTGACACCACTTATGTGCTTCCTTTATTTTGGTGAAGTCAAATTTATATTCACCATTATCCATAAAGAACATATCAGTCTCAAAATGAGCACCACCTAATGATTTAGCAAACGTAGATTTACCTGATCCAGGCACACCTCTAACAATATATAATATTTTTTCCATAACTTAATTTTTTACCCAACCAGATTTATTGTCAGGGTTAACTTTTATCAAACCTTTCTTTAACAAGTCATACGCAATGTTCCAAGCCTTATACCCAATAACCTTGTCATATCCTTTTTTATCTTTAGTATCTAACAAAATGTGATCAAAAACCCAAACAACCCCTTCTTTTTCCAAGAGTTCCATAAATAATTGTTCTTTCTTTGTTAGTTTCATACCACAAATATAACGCTTTAATTGGAATATACAAAAAAAAATATCATAAAAAAAGGGAGATCTCTCTCCCTTAATAAATTTTTAGTTTTAACTATTAATATATTCTTACATTTCCTCCCGGTGTTGATACCTTTGGTTCTTCAGCTCCTCCCCCTCCAGTTGAAGATCCACCTGTAAGAGCCATCATAATTTGATTTCTTGTATTTTGATCTCTTTTACAATCGACGGTTAATCCCGCATCTTTAGTGTTATTTAAATATTGTTTTACTTGTCTTAAAGCATCACACATTTCTTTTTTACGTAAATCTCTTTGTCTTTGTCTTTCAGGATCTACATTACCTCCTCCTCCTCCACCACCACCTACTACTCCACTTCTTCTACCTCTACCACCTGTACCACCTGTACCACCTGTACCACCTGTACCACCTGTACCACCTGAACCACCTGAACCACCACCTCTAATAACCTGGTCAGTACCCTCTTTTGCGTCTTCACCAAATAAAACTTTTTGTGTTGATCCACCACCACCAACGTTTTTATATTCAGCATCAATCACTACATTATATTCATCTAAAACATTTAAAATTTTAAAGTACCCATTATTATCACTTAGTTGTGTATCACTAGTATTAGGAGATACTTTAATCCATTTACCTTCATCCTTTGTCGTATAATTATGTTTTCTACCCGAATACTTTATAGGTGATGCAGCATCATAAGCCATAATTTTTTTAAATGTTAACTCATCAACATCACCCGTATCTTCCAAGTTAGTATCTTTTTGTTGGAAAGCTAATACCGCTTTTTGCGTTTCAGGACCATAACCACCTTTAGTACTAATACCTAATTTTGTTTGTATTGCAACAACATCAGGACCCGTACTTTTAAGCGTTAAAGGTCTTGTGTATTCTGTTGCAGATGCGGGTAATTCTGTTGCAGATGCGGGTAAAACATTCCGTGCGTTAAAGGCTTCAGTACCTATTATTGCCTCTAAAGTTGCATCATCAACAACTCCATCAGTTCTTAATGGTGTTGGAAGTTTAGCTCCTTCAGTTGTTTGGAATTTAATTACCGCTTTTTGAGTGTCTTTTCCAAATTTGTTATCAACAGGTCTTAACTTTAATGCCTTTTGTATCAACCCAACATCAGGGTCTTCCGCACCTATCCATAAAGTTTGTTCTTCAGTTAATAAATTATGTCTAAAACCTCTGATTCTATTGTTACTTACACTATCTTCTAATAAATTACGATTAGGTGCACCTTGGATACTATTGTCACTTTTACCATTATCATTAAAATCGGGATCTGTAGTTAAAACTATTTTATTTTGTTCCGGTCCTGGAATTGCCCAACTAAAATATTCAGGGTTAATATATGGTACTATATCATCATAACTCCAAGCATTAGTTGATAGTGAAAATTGTATTTTTTTATCATTACAATCAAACTCAGTTATAACTTTATTACTATCCATTTGTACCCCTACATCTGTGTAATCAGTACCTCTTTGGTCTTTTGCAACACCATAAACAAACTTATCAATAATAGGATTACCTGTGTTTAATTGATACCCAACACCTCCAGGTATTTGTTTCGGTTTATTCACTAATGCCGGATTACGTCTTGGAGAATTAGGGTCTATACAGTAATAACCTTCAAACGATACTTGATAAGAACCAATTTCTCCATCACCAGTATGAGGGGTATATTTACGACCCACACATTTCCATGCTTCCCCATCACTACCCGCTCTATATGCCTCAATTGTATCATATCCACATTTTTTAGCATTTGCTAATAATGTGTCGTTCAATGTTTCTTCACTTTTTTTAGTATTTTCAATACTATCACCAACAGATTTCCAATATTCGTCACGTTTAGCCTCTGTTAAATCAATTGACTTAGTTAATGAATGTATTGAAGCTTGAGCAACATAATAAGAATAATCATCTGATCCAACATTAGCAACCGACGCTCTATATATATTACCATATCCAAGGTCCTCTCCTCTTTTTACAGTAGCACACCATGATGGGAAATCTAACTGATAAATTATACTTCTAACTTTATCCTCTACCGTATCTGTCGCTCTGTACTGAGTAATAAGATCCTCCACTACTTGTTCAATATTTGAACTTAGAGGTTTACCCATTTTTAAAGTATTACATTTTTTCGATAATTCATCTACCGCTAAATCAAGATTACTACGACTAATACTTGCAATTTCTGTTTGAGCATTTTTAGCTAGCCAGTAACTAGCACCATCAGCCCCAATACAAAAACCACCATCAACACATGGGTTGAACTCTATTTTAATATTATCATATGTTTTATCACCAACTGTTACTTTACCAGTGTCGTAACTCTCATTTAACAAACCATAACTTTCATTTAGACTTTGTCTAACAATTCTTTTTAATAAACTATCTGTAATTCTTTTCATGTCTTATCCAATTATAGCTTTTTTTATGGCCTTAGCCGTCAAAGGACCAAATTTACCGTCGGCATCTAAACCCGCATTTTTATTGGTATTTAACCAATTCTGTATATCTAAAATGGTGTAATCCTGAGTCTGCTCAACCAAAACATTGGTCTTTACCCCATGTTTGCTTAGTATGTCTCTGATCTCACTTTCCGTTAATTTTAATTTATGCAACATAAGTATTGTGTCTTAAATTTATTTTATTATATAAATATACCTATATAATAAAAAATAAATAAAAAAAGGGAACCGAAGTTCCCATTTTAGGCCCGACATTGGATAAATGTCTGACTCCACCACCTTGTTTTTCTAAACAAGGAAACAATTAGTTTGTTACCAACGCCTCAATCTTACTTTTAACTTGTTCAGTTAATGAAACTTCCTTAACGTTAGTAACGATAACCGAATCTTTCAATACCTTATTTGGGATGTGAACCAAGAATGTATCTCCGTTGAAGAAACTCAAGTCTTCTTCTAATACCAATGCTCCGTGTACCATCTTCAAAAAGATTCTGAATTGTGTCTGATCCATGAATGTCTCGTTGATTAAATCACCGAACTTATCACTTACTACTTTTATGTTGAAACCCGTCTTATTCATATAACAAATATAGTTAATTATTTCTCAATTACAAATTTTTTACCCACTTTTTTTAGTGTACCAACAAAATCTTTTTGAGGATCAATACCTGACCAAAAACCAGAACCATCAGACCAAACGCCACGTTTATTATTTTTATAAACCGTTTCACCTTCAAATATAATATAATCAGGTTGATCATTTTCAGTCAAAGCATATGCTCTTGTCATTTCTCTACTTTCAGATGGTGTGTAAATACCTGACCAATCTTGTCTACATAAAAATGTTGCTTGTCCAACAATTACTTCTTGCCCATCAAGGGTTGCTTTCTTGTTGAATTTTTTCTTGAATGTATTGATGTAACTACCCATATGTTTTTTTGTTTTTACAAATATACAAATAAAAATGACATGGCATAAAAAATCCCATACTTTTTTCTCAAAAAACATGGGATTAATATTGATAAACCAATTAATTCGTAGAAAGGAAGGGTATTGGTTGTTTTTTTGTGTAATATAAATATATAATACTTTAGTAAAAGTCAAAAAAATTTACTTTTAATTTAAAATTTTTGTTAAAATCTTGTATAATTCTTCATTTTTACCAATTGGAAGGTCTTCTAACGTAAAAAACCCAAAATCTGAATGTTCATGCCCATCTTTTGCTTTATCCAAGTTTGGTGTCATTTTCTTGTCAGATTCATATAGATACACATAAATTAAACCCTTCGGATCTCCATCATCATCTTTTTTTGTTATGAACCCAACCAAACTTATTTCGTCTTCAATCTTAATGTTTGTCTCTTCATAAAACTCACGATAAGCACAATCTCTTGGAGTTTCGTTTGCTTCCATATGCCCTGATGGAATAAACCATTTACCCGCATAAGTTTCATGGTCAGCTCGTTTACATAACAAAACTTTATTACCATATTTTAATATTACACCTGAACTTCTATCTGATTTCATTATAAGAATATATTTATAAGTATATGGAATTAATAGTAAACAATAATTTATTCAATGTCAAATGTGTTATAACCAGTAAAGACATACAAAACGGTATGATGGATAAAAAATTTGATAAAAGTTTTGATGGTATGTTATTCATAATGAAGGATGGTGATCATTCTTTTTGGATGAAGAACTGTATCATATCTTTAGATATAATTTTTATAAAAGATAATAAAATTAACAAAATACATAATAACTGTAAACCGTGTGACGCACCTGAATGCGATCGTTACACAGGTAATGGAGATATGGTATTAGAACTTAAAGGTGGTACTTGTATTAAATACGATATAGCTGAAGGCGATACTATTATTTTACAAGATTAATCTTTCATTTTTTCTTTCAATACTCTCACAAACTCATTCTGAACCATCTTTGTAAATTTTACATAAGGTGAATCATCTGACTCAGCGTTATATTTGTATTTACCCTCAGGTGGTCGTTTAGATCTACCTAAGTAAGATAACCCAGAAATATTTGTAATACATTTGTGACCACCGCTATTAGATTGAATAAGGTCCCAAGCGTTCACACTAATTGAATCTAACAATTTCATTTCTTCGTCTCTTAATTCACTGAATGGTTTTTTCATTATCTTATCAACATCATTAAGAATGTCCTCCCCATCAATCATTTTTTTAAATTCTTTACCATATAACGCATTGAAATCTCTGAATGTAAAACCAACTGATTGCTCACCAAAATCTTTTCCCGATTCTGATATCCATTTGATTGTTGATAGAGGAATATCCTTGTCCTGTAATTGTGATTTCCACTTGTTTAACACCTCATCTTTAATCTCACCTAAGTTCACACCTTTAAGTGCCCTTTCTTTCTTAAATGGGTTACAAGACGCTTGTACCAACCCTAAAGGCCAAGCAATTACTAAGAAGTCAGCCTCAGGATTATTTCTGAATGGTGTATATCTATCGTAGGATCCTGGTTTCATCATACTACCACCACCATACTGAACAATAACATTATCATCAACGTTAACATTCTTATGTGTCTTCATTGTTTGAACATAGTTCTCTTTGTTTTTTTCCAAAGATTCAACATCCGCATAGTTCTTTTCTTTTATCTGAGATCTGATGTTTAATAATATACTTAATAAAGATGGATTCGCATTCATTACAATATTTTCCAAGAACCCTGGTTTGTTTTTGAATGCCAACAATAACTTATTAGTTACCATACCCATTACCATTTTGTTTCTTTGTAAGGATTGATCTTTATCAACCTTAAACAAATAGTTCATTACTTCTTCAGGACTAATATCATGTTGAGCATAGTTTGCAGAATCTACAGTTGAAATCAAAGTAATATCATCTGTTGGGAAAATGTCTCTTGGAGATACGGTTTGAGATATTGTTTCAACATTTGACCTTGAAGATTTAAAATTAGTTGCGGTACCTTGTTCAACACCAGCTTGTGTGTCGTGGTGATCCGTGTGAATAACAAACATTGGTTTACCATGAGCAAAGTCAACTAACACTGGCATAACATCACCTTCGGCATCTAATTTCTTAATCGCAAATTCCTTATCACCATATTGGATAATCTCAGCGTCAACCACTTTTATACCGTTTTCTTCTAAGTAATTTTTCATACCCAACGCAGTGGTAACCCCATCTAAATCTTGGTGAAAGTATATTTTAGCCTCAGGATATCTTCTGGATAATTCTCTGATATTTCTTATTCCCGATTCTGTTATTAATTTTTTATTCATACTTATAAATATTTTTTGGGTATAAAAAATTAAAATTCACATATTGCGTGATCTCCAAACATATTGTCGTATTCGTCTTCCATGGTATTCAATTTATTATAAATACCATTAAAAACTAAAACTTCCACATTATAGTGGAAGTTCTTTTATTTGTTCTAAAGCTTTAAAATAATTAATCCTTGTCTCAGCAATCTTTTTATAATTTTCACTTAATTCAATTCCTAACCATCTACGTTCTAATATTTGAGCAGCTACTAATGTTGTTCCTGATCCAGCAAATGGGTCCAATATTACATCGTTTTTGTAGGATAGTATTTTAATCGCTTTGGTTGGTATATCCATGGAGAAAGTCGCCTTGGTGAGTGATTTAGTATCCGCAAAGTAATTCCACTGACCAAACACAAGTTCCATAAACTCTTTCTTATCTTTTTCCTCATACACTACTTTTTTCTTTAATGTTCCATCTTCCTGTTCAATTTCAGTTGGAACTCCTTTCCATTGTGGTTCACCTTTAACTTTTTTGATGTGATGTTTTTTGTAAGCTAAAATAACACATTCCTTTGGATTATAGATGTAAGGACTTGACGGTGACATCCAAGAACCCCACGCAGTAGTTTTAGATCTATGTGGTGATTGTTCTTCCAAGTCAACAATACCAAAGAATCCAAATCCAATTTCCTTCATTATCTGATACATTTCAGAAACAAAGAAGATACGACCACCTTTCTTTTGTCTGTTAATCTCATAAGGAATGTTAAGAGCAATACGTCCATCGTCCTTCAATACGTTATACGCTTCGGTTAACCAATTCTTAGCAAATACCAAATACTCATCAAATTCAACATCATCATCGTGTACATCATACTCAATCCCAACCCCATAAGGTGGTGATGTTACGATTAAATCAACAGATCCTTCAGGTAATTTTTTCATTACCTCAACACAATCTCCCTTTATAATTTTTCCTGTTTCTATCATGTTATTTTTTATATTGTGTTTCTAAGTATTCAAATAAATTTAAAAACTTTGGTATCTCACCTTTGGTTTTAAGATAATAATCCCTCATTTTTAAACAATTTAATCCGTATTTTCTATCGTGACCTAAACGATCCTCAACGTTTTTAATTTTTACGTCTGTTGTTAAAATATAGGATATTTTATTTATAATGTCCAAGTTTGTTACCCTAAATGATGTACCGATATTAAATATAGTGTTAATAATCTCATCATCAAACATTAAATCACAGATTACTTTTACGTTATCGTAAACATACATCCATTCCCTAACTTGTTTACCATCACCATACACAGGAATTTCTTTACCTTCTTTAATTGATCTAGCGATTGTAGGTAAGAACTTTTCCTCAAATTGGTGTTCACCAAAGTTATTACAAGTTCTTGTAATAATATATGGTAAACCATAAGTTCTGTTAGCAGATAAAACTAACATATCAGATGCCGTTTTAGTTGCGGAATAATATGAACTAGGTTTTAAATTATCATCTTCAGTTGCCGTATGATTACTTGAGAAGTGTTCGTCCATATCACCATAAACCTCATCGGTTGAAATATGAATAAACTTCTTTAACCTTTTATTATTTCTTGATATCTCTAAAAGGTTAAAAGTCCCTTCAACATTTGTTTTAACAAATGGAAGTCCGTTTGTGATTGAATTGTCAACATGAGATTCTGCTGCGAAGTGAACAATATAATCAAATTCACCTAATTCATCTGCGGTTACATCACAAATGTCTTTTTGTAAGAATGAAACATTATGTTTAATGTTCGTTTTACGTCCAGCATATGTCAGTTTATCAATACAAAGAACATCACATTCAAAGTTATCTAATAAGTAATTTATAAAAGCGGAACCTATAAAACCCGCACCTCCTGTTACTATTATTTTCATTTTTTTTCTAATGTTTCTATATGATGTTCTAAGTACCATAAAGCTTTCTTAAGATCTTGTAATTCTTTATCCGAATCTTTCTTTCCCGCTCTTGATATATACTTTACCGTATTTCCTAATGAGAATCCTAATTCCCAAGCATCAATTACTTTGATTGCCTCATAAGGGTTATCTTCTCCTCCGTAATGTTGGGGGTGATTTACTTGTTCCATTTTTGGTGGAGGACACATACAAAGTACGTTAGCTCCACATACACATTCTTTTTCCATTTATTTTATTTTTTTTACAGGTACACCCACGTATGTTCCAGATTCCCCTATATGTTTAACCACCGCACCATTCATACCTATCGTAGTTAGAGAATGGATTGATAACTTTTCTTTAATTGTTGAATTATTTCCTAAATATACAAGGTCATAAATTCTAACATTTCCTGATACTACCGATCCTGGCATTGCACTAAAAAAATCTCCAATCACACAATCATGTCCAATATGATTACCTCTATTTAATATTGCGTGTTTACCAATTTTAATATTTGTTGTTAAAATAGAATTTGCCCCAATAAAACTACCTTCACCAATTTCAACATCATCCATTATTAATGCGGTTGGGTGTGCAAATGTGAAAAATCTTACACCCTTAGGTAGTCTTTGGATTGTATCGTACCTATCTCTTGGATCCGCAATAGCAACCATTACCTCATATTTCTCTATATCTAATTCAGATAATGGTAATGTATCATTACTCATATATTGATCATCGACAAACCTAACGAGTTTGATTCCCATTTGAGCCATCACTTCTCTTGCGTGACCACCATTACCAATTAGTGCTTTAATCATTGTTTATAAATGTCATATTTAGATAGATCAGGGTATGGTAACTCTAAATCTTGATTATGTCTCTTAGAACCATCCAAATTATAAAACTGACTCATCATAAGTAATCCTCTCGCTGCCAACTCAGGCATCATATAAAAGTTCCACCCTAACATATCAAAATTATCATCATGATATGAACATTCTCTTCT